TGTATATTGATTTCCAAACAATAGAGATGTTTCAATATCCCATTTGTGTTCAATCAATTTTTCACGCCAGATTCTTGCAAACTCATTTGGTTCATACTTTAGAACGGTAGCACGAGTTGTGTTATCCATTGCCATAGCTGTTTTCCAAATTTGAGTTAAACCACTTCCTGTTGAGAAAGGATTATCTTTCCAAGTTTCTGGGTATCCAGTTCCTTGTCCCCAAGAATTACCAACTACATAACAACGAGCTGTTTCAAGTTGTTGAACGGTAAAATTTTTCCATTCAGCAGCTGAAACATCATCAGTATTTGCAGAGAGGTCTTTTTGAGCGGTTGTACCAGCACCCCAACCAGAAAGTTCTGCATTAGCAGAGGACTGTCTTACGATAGTCAATTTCAACTCAACTGAATTAGCTGTAGCCGAAGTTGCACCTTCAGATTGGAGATTTGCAGCTTCTATTCTACCTACAAGATAGTCTTCTACTAAAAATGCATTAGCAGCTGTAGCCGCATTTGCATTTGATGTTTGTAGAGGAATCTTAACCATCATGCCCGGTAGGAAGAAGTTAGGTCTAGTACCATTATCACCTACTCGTAAAGAAGTTGAAGAGCCATATATTTGACCGATGTTACCATCGTTCTTGTAATCACTCATCATTCTTACCCAATAGGTTGAGCCTTCTGTAACATTACTTGCAGTAACTGTAGCATCTGATGAAGCCAACCCACCTTGAGTTGTTCCATGAGCTACAACATACGCATAGCGTTTATGATAAGAAGGTCTTCTTTCTGTGAATTTAAACTGAGGGTCATCAGTTGGTTTTTTAGCTAATTTTGATACAAAACGAAAAAATGGGTCTTGTGCAATCGCTAACTCACTAACTCTATCGCCAAAGTTATATTTTCTCCGAAGGTCACCAGTACTTAAAGAACCACCTGGGTCTACTATACCCGCGGTACTTTCAGTTAAACTGGAGACATCAGAGACGCCAAAATAATCAGCCATTATATTCTAACCTTTATTTTATTTTCATCAACGCTTGTCCAACCATTATAGTTATCATCCAAACATTGAATCCAGTTCTTTGTCAATTCCCAAAATTGAATCAAAGATATTGTCGTCGCCAGACTTTTGTGGAGTCCCTTGACTACCTGCTTTGGCTGCTGATTGAGGTTTACTTCTGACTCTTTGCATTTGGTCTTTCATTTCTTGTCGAGTTGAATTAGCCACCTGCTTGTCTCGATTGTCTCTATTTTTCAAATAATAAATATCATCAAGCGTAAGAGTTCTAGATTTACTATAATCTACAAAGTCATTCCATTCTTCATTTGTCATATTATGCTGTTGTTTGAAAGCTGCTTCTGCATTTTGAGTTTCAGCAATTCTTTGCTGATTCTGAGCAAAACCAGTTAATTTTCTTTGAACAGCTCCATCTATGACAGATTGTAAGACTTTTGCTGAATTAGATTTATTATCTGTAACAGCTTCATCTGCATCAAAAATAAAATCTTCATCTAAGCCAAGTTGTTCTTTGACACTTTTGGGCGTTTCACCACCACCCTCAAAATAATTTCTAACATGAGAAATTAAATTAGGGTCTTGTTTCATTGCATTGAGAATAGGAACGTATGGTTCAAGTTCTTTTAGCTGTCCGTTTAATTTTTTAGCTTCATTGCTTGAATCAGCGTATCTTTTTTCCCAATTATGTTCTCCATTAGCATCCTGTTGAGGGCTCGCTTCCGAGGTTGGCTCAGATTCTAATTGTTGAACATTTGATGCTGTGGTCTCTTCTGGCTCCAGTATCCCTTCATTTACCTTTCGGTCAAGAGCTTCAAAAAAATCGTCAGCGTTAGGAACTGTACTTTCCGCAGGGCTATCAGCAGGGAACATGTCATCTGCTTTTAGGTTGTCTGTTTGAGTTTCAGTCATAATTACTCCTTAATTTATGATACAAACTACAATCAAGGAAACTATTTTGTTGCTGCTTTCTTTTTAGCGTCAGCTACAGCTAAACCTAGTTCTTTTATTTTAGTAGATGTATCACTTTTTAGTTTATTCCGTAGCATACTTTGTGCAGCTTCGGTTTCAAGTAAGTCTTTTTGGATTTTCATATCGGCATTTTGTATCTTGCTTTGTATTCCAGATTGTACTAATTGCCTTTCAAGTGTTTCTATTGCACCTTCCCTATCTGTAACTAATCCTTGCAATTCTTCTATTTGTCCTCTTAATTGCATATAAACACTTTTTCTCTTTATAATTGATTCTTTATTTCTAATATCTGTTTCAGCTATCATTGCTATATCGTCAATAAGACCAGATTGATACCATTTAAAATATTCTTCTAGTAATGCCCATCTATTTAATGGTAATGTAGAACCTCCAATTATTCTAACATCAAATTTAGAACTAGCATAATCATTCCATTTTTCTACAGATGAACCATAATCATTAAATATAGGTACATTAATTTCAACTTGTTTTTCTTCATTCATATTGTTTGGTTGAACAATTCTAAAAACTTTATGAGCTTGATATGTATCTTGAGCAAAATCTTTAAATATTACTCCTAAATGTTCCAATGAAGGCTCTATAATATTTTGCATCCATGATTTAATTCGTCTAGTTCCGTACTCATCCATTGCCAATAATCCTCGATATGTTTCTGGGGATGAACCTGTATCACCTTGCATAGAAGAATATATTCCAGAAGTGTATTCCATATCTCTTTTTGCATTTTCAGTTATTCCATAAAAAGCTGAATTAAGTGGCAATGGTTGTACGGGTTGCGGAGGGGCAAATCCTTGTCTATATTTTAATAAAGCACCAGGAGACGATGAGTATTTTTCCCATTCTTCTTCAGGTACAGAACCTTCCTCATACATCCATCTTAAATTAGAAGCTAAATTTGCATTATGAATCATTATTTGATGAGCTTTATTCAACTCTCTTTGTTTTCCTACTAATGGAGAAACAGCTCCTAAAGCAAATGGAGTGCCTGTATGTTGATATACAAATGGAATAATAGGATAATCTTTAACATTTAATATAGTTTCATATAATAATTTGTCACCTGTTATTATGCATAACTTTACTCTATTTTCATAAAACTTAACTGCATCTACGATATTAGTTACAAGATTTTCATCTTCAGACATTATTTTATATTCAAATTCAGTAACAACTCTGTTTTCTATTCTTGTCCTAGATTCCTCCATTTGACTTAACAATACAATTCTTCTTTGTTCTAATTCAGCTTCCATTGATTTTTGCATTTTTTCAATTTCTAGGATTGCTCTTTCTTGTATCATTTCGCCTTTTTCAACAGCTTGAAATAATTGCAATTTCTGTTCTTCAAGTTGAACTATTTGCTCTTTTCTTAAATTGTCTAAAGTATTTTTAACATCTTCTTGTATTTTCTTCATTTCTTCTGGAGAAGGAGGCATATTAACAAAAAGATTCATATATGCTATTTTTTCTTTAAAGTAAGCTTCGTAATAATCTAAAATTTCATCATCTTCCCCATCTTTAGTGTAAGAAGAATTTTTAATATCAGCATTAAATATTAATTCACTATCAGTTATATCTCTTTGGCTATAATCATTGTTTGATAAATTACTAGGATTTGCATTTTTAATTTTTCTTTTATCATCTGGAAACAATCTCATTAATTGTTCTTTAGGTAAATCTTTTTTAACAATTATATAACTAGCATCTCTAAATAAAAAATCTCTAGAAGTCGGGTCAACATAAACATCGAAAGGATTTACTGAATTAAAAACAACTTCCCCCATTCCTCTATCTTGGTCAGGGTCAACATCTACTTGCATATATCCAATGCCTTTTACTAGAGCATCTTGTATAACACTTGAATAAATACTATTTCCATTAGAATTATTCCAACAATAATCTGCTATATCAGAATGCAAAGCAGCTACATCAGAATCACTTCCCTCAGCTCCAACAGCTTGCCATCTAGGATTATTAGCCGTTGCAAAATATTTCATCATTTCTATAACGGGAGTAATTCTATTTATTACAAAATCTGGCATCCCAGCAGCTTGTAATTCTTCTTTTTCACTTGCCGTTAATTGTTCTCCTAAGAAAAACTCATAATTTTTCTGAGAATCTGTTTGCCATTTTTGTCTTTCACTTGAGTTGGCTTTTCTAAAAAGGTCAACTACATTATCTACTAATTTTTTAGATTGTCTTGCCATTAATCTCTTATTTCTACATGAACTAAGTCATCAAAATTATTATCATGTATATCTCCATCACTATCCCAATCGCCGCCCCAACGAATCTTTAATCCCATTGATTGGCCAATTCCTCTTAACATTCCACCCATATAGTGAAACATTTCTCTATCATCCCAATTAATCGGGTAAGGAGCGAGGTCAACAGCTTTTCCTTCTATGTGTTTGGAAAATCTAGTTTTTGTTTTCCCTTGTGCTAATAATTCCTGTTGCCGCTCCTTACTCCGCACACCTTCAATAATAGTAACATCCATAATTTTAATTAATTCATTAAGAACATTAACAAGTCTAGAATCTACACCTTTTAATCTACTCTTACTTCTTTTTCCAAATTTATACATTATTTTTTCTTTTGTGAATAAAGTACACTTAATTTTTTAGGAGCAAAGGATTTTGTTTTTGGCATAAAAGATTGCCAATAAGAATGCTTAGGCCCTCCTACATCAACTTGTGTAGAACCTATATTTGCTCTTGTTTCAAGAGAAGACTGTTTTACGCTTTTAGGGTTTTGAATTTTATGTGTAGTTTTACTTGCCATTAAGCGATTACCCAACTTTTAGCTTTTCTTTTTGGTTTAAACCAACTTCTTTTGTCTTTGCTTTTCTTCATATTTGGAGGAAAAGCGTGAATTTGTGCATAATAAAGACTCTCTATTGTGTCATCGTGAGCCATTTTAGGGCCAAAAGTAAGGATTTCATTGATTAAATCAAACATATTTTTCCGTAAATGTACTGTTCCTGTACTAAAACGGCCAGAAAGTCCACTATATATGCGATTTCTCTTTTGTGTTCCGCCAGGTTTTTCTGGAATTACTGATATATCGAATTTATTTAACCTTCTTCTTTCGTCATTTAGTGCTTGGAAGATACTTCTATTCATTGCTACATCTTCTACAGTTGAGGATATGCAATGATATTTTTCATGCAATTCAAGTATCATATCTACAACACCTTTTTTCCCAAGAATTTCGCCTGTGTCTGGACTTTTAGAACCAATAGTAGGAACACTTCTGTGTCTTTCGTATTCTAATACATATAATTCATTATTTACATCAACAGCTATTACTGTTATTACTGAAAAATCACTATGTTTTGTATCAATATCCGTAGCTGGGTCACATCCTATAAATGTATTAACTGGGATTTCTTCATTATTTTTTACAATATAATTAACTCCATCTTCATGTTTATAATATCCATCCCAATATTTAATATGTTCTCTTCTCCATATAGCATCTTCTTCACTCATTACTTCCATCATATATTCTTGATAAAACTTTTGAGGTTGTCCAGAATCAGCATAGAATTTTTTCTTTTCTCTTATTTTTGAGATTGGGAAAAATGATTCCCAAAGTGGAGTATTTTCATCAAGTAATGCTTTGTATGTGATAACACGCCAAGAAAATTCTTTTTTATCTTTTTGAGCCTTTGCATAGTTGTTAATAAGATTATTAATAAAAGAATCGTAATGTACAGGAGTGCCATTAACACGGAGACGACCAGTATGAGGCTCAATAGCAGGATATACAACAGCCGTGACAAGATTCGCATTCTTATCTCTGGCCTCTTTTGTAATTGTATTCGCTTCGTGTTCAAAATCATCAAGAACAATGAGGTCGTATCGTTTATGTAGTTTAGCACCTCCTCGTATTCCTGCGACATTACTTTTTGATATGAGCTTGCATCCATTGGTTACCTCTATATCTTCTTCTGTCCATTTTTTTCCTCTCATTGGGCCAAAATAATATTTAATCATATCGTTAAACTCGAGATGATGTTTAATATAATCCATATTACCTACACTTAATTTTTGTGTAGCTGATACCCAAGCGTAAAAAAGAAAATTATCTTTAGTAGCAAATACAAAGTCTTTGACGATAGAAGCTTTGGTAAGGACAGTTTTACCATGACCTCTAGGAATAATAATAGCAGTTTGCTTTACATTTTTATCATCAATGGCATCTGCAATTTCATAATGAAAGAAAGGAGTCTCACTTCGCATAAAATCATCTGGAAGAAAAAGTTTTCCAAATGATATAAGGTCTTTGTATGCTAATTGAAGAGCTTCTTCAGCTTTGCTTACGTTCTGACTGTTTATATTTGCCATCTAAATATTTTTCTAATTTTTCAGTTTGTTTTGTCATTTCTACAAAATCATCAAAAACAACTTCTATTCTTTTTAATCTATCTGCAATAAATAATATTGTTTTTTCTAAATCATTTATTCTTGTTTCTAGATTACGTTTCGTTAATGATTTTTTTTGCTTCATTATATTCTCCATTTATACATTTTAAAAATCTTTCTATTATTCTTTTTGATTTATTTTTATTTCTATGGAGCAGTATAAGAACTTGACTTCTAATAATTGATTCTTGTAATTCGCTCATTTAACACTCTGGGTCGTTTTGTATTCCTTTTGATTTTTTTTGTTCTAAGTCACCTATTACCCAATTCATTTGTTTGCAATATAATTTTGCATCATTGTCATCTCTTGCCCAAAAACTATATCCATTAACAGATTTATATTTTTTATAATTATGCTTTATATGAAATGGGATTGTTTTTTTCTTAGCCATTAAACTCTTTCTTTTTTCCGCCATCGTATTCATACGCATGGCCGTTTTTTTTCAGCAAATCGTTTAAACTATCTTCCTCTCCTTTAAGAAAAATCTCACCAAGTACTCGGCCGTACTTACCAAGACCGTGAGATTTTAATGTAAAATTTCCTTCGTCAGATTTTTCAAGCATTTTTTTTGTATATGCTTTTGCTTCGAGGCCTTTTTTCTTTTCTTCTAAATTTCTAGTCCTTGATTCCCAAGTATCTACTCCTACAAATCGTATTCTTTTTTTTACCCAAGTATCAAAACCTAAATCTATCATAGCATCGCAAGTATCACCATCAACAATCCTTACTAAAGTAGCGTTATATATAAATTTATCCAGTTTTGCCATTATTTAATTTATTATAATTTTTTCTAAGATATGTTAAATATTGTGATGCATTAATAGGATTGAAAATTGTTGTAATTAATCTATTATCGTCATCATCATATTGAGGGTCAATAATAGTAACTGGACAATTAAAGATGTTTTTATCATCTAATCCTAATTTATCTGCGTAACTATCCATTATTTTAAAAGAAGCTACTTGCAAAGCATGAGATATTAATCCATTGGCGGGATTCTTAATGACTTGGTAACCAGAAACGTGAGTATGTCCACAAGTAAGGACATGGTCAGCCCAACCAGTTTGAGCAGCACGAGCAACCCCATGAGCAGTATTCCATATACTATTACCTTTGAAAGTATGTCTTGCATTTATTCTTATCTCCCTTCCATTAGGAAATACAAGATTCATCCTAGCTCCCCATTTCTCATATAATCCTTGATGGTCTCTCATTATAAAATCAAGAGGGTCTCCATCCCCACTCCATACGTCATGGTTTCCAGCTACTAAGTATAACCAATTTAATTTATTTACAAAGTATTCTGTAAGTCTCCATGATTCTTTTGCAGAAGTAGATTGTTGTCCATATAGAGAAGATAATCTACCTATCCAATTATTTTGAATGTCTCCAAGATTGCCAGCAAACATACCTGGTGTACCATTAATCACATTCATATAATATAATATTTGAGATATATCTGTACCATCATCATCAACGTGAGGGTCTCCAAAGTGAGCAATTCCAATAGGCCCTTTTACATTAATATCTATCTTTACAAGTTTTTTACTTTTTTTAGATATTGCTTTTTGCTTGTATTGTTTTTTTCTATGCTCAATTAAATCTTCTATTGGTATATGGTCTGGGTCAATATCTTCAACTTTAAATGGACTTTTTTCTATTATACTAGGTCTTACAGTTTTCCTATTACACGCAGTACACAACCATTGTTGTTTTTTAGAATTTGCTCTATATAAAAATCCACTTTTATGGACTGACCTAGCTCCGCAATGTGGACATCCTATTACATTCCCATCCGCATCTTTTCGGATGTCATCTCCTATGCTCATTTTTTCCCCTTTTTTTATTCCTCAGATTTATTTTTTATTTGTGGTATTTCATTTCTTGATGCACCTTCAAGTTGTTCTGGTGAAAATCCTTGAAATACTCCTAGTAATCCCATTTCTTTTTGTTTTACTGTATTTCCAGAGGTCCCCACAATCTTGCCTAATTCTTTTGTTGATTGCAAAATAATATTATCATCTTCACTAAAATCTGCAAGATTTTTTAATTTACTAAGGATATACTCATGGTCTATACCTAATCCTTTAGCAACGTCTAAAACTGATTTTTCTATTTCTTTCATCACTCTCTCCTGTTTTAAAAGTACAGTTGCTTTTTGTCTTGCTTTTTTATCAGAAGCTTCTTTGTATGCATTTTTATACGCTTCTATCGCTCCCATTCCTACGACAATATTTGTAGCAAAGTCTTTTTCTTTGTTTGTTACATTTTTACGTTTTTTAACTTGTTCATTTGTATTTTTAATAGTTTTACTAAATGTGTATCTATTACTATGAGCACTAAAATCAGTATCCATAAATGTATTAGGTCTATTAATAAAACTACCCACAACAGTTCTTACCCATCCTTTTGCAAATTTATAATTTTTTCTATCGTGAGGATGGTTTATTTCTTTTGATACTTTTAAAAGCTGTATTATTCTATCGTCATCACTAAATACCCAGTCTCCTTCAGACGCTTTTCGCCAATCTGGATGTACAACTGTATTAGGATTATGTTCTTCAAACTCATTTATGTTATCATAAACATAATGAGGAACATTTCTAATTTTCTTTTTTTCCAATAGTGTCTCTTTTTTTGAATGAATGTAAATCGTTTAATTGAATAACAAGATTATCTATTAACTCATTTACTTCTGGAGGGATTAAGTACACTCTATCATCTATTTCTATGGGTTCATACTTTTTACACAATGCCTCTAATATGTAATTCTGATGCTCTAATGGAAGCTTTGATAATTCTTTAATTTCCTTCGCCATAAAAATTACACATTATATTATTAATCCCTAACCCTGCCACCCTTGAATTTAAATGATAAGTCAAACTATAAAAAGGTTTATTTGACCAAGTTCTTTTAGTAAAAAAATTGTAGGATTTTGATATACATACATATTCAGCTCGTAAACCATTTAATGGGATTATGAGAATCCGATTTTACGTTAACCAAATAAGGAGTTTTTAGTTATGGCTAAGAATATTCAGATAGTAGTACCTGTTTCCACAGATACAGGAAAGAAAATCGTTCCAATCGAAGCAAAGGTTTCAGACCAAACAATTGAGCATGATGGCCAACAATATCATCTTGTTCAACACAACTCAGGCTTCAGATACCTGGCTGACCAGAAGACTGTTGATTCTCTAGAGAGCTCAGAGCTTAACACATCAATGGATGAATTAGCATTAGAGGAGGGATTCTAGGATTGAGGGGATTAATTTCCCCTTTTTCTTTCTAATTAAAAAAGTGGTGAAAGTATTTTTATATTAGTAACCACTTTCTTTCTATAATATACACACATTCTAATTAACTTGGTCAATAACTATAGGATACAATAATGACAAATAAAAATAAAATAAACTTACTAAACGACATACTTTTACTTCTCATCTGTCTTGCAATTATGTATGGTTTGCATACTATTCAAATGTTATTGGAGGCTATCTAATGATAAAATTTTTCAATGTATTAAACAATGTTGTAGTTATACTTTTATGTAGCTTTCTTTTAGTATCTATGATATTTGGTATGGCGACAGTTATATTTTTATTAGCAGTTAATTAATAAAGGAATATACTTATGAGCAATAAATATGCTAATCCCGAAGAATTAAATTTTATGCAGTTGGTACAAATAATTAAAGGTATGGAAAGACATTACAAAAAGAATGGTTGGGATATTAATAATTCGTTAAGATATAAAGAATTGAAAGAATACTTAGATAATAATTGGTTAGAACTATCTAATCAATATGACCCATATAATAAACAATAAAGGAAACATAAATAATGGATTTAACAGTCAATGAAATAAAATCTTGGGCTCCAGATTTAGTAGTAGATTCATACCCTGAGGGAACAAAAGCTGGTAATATAGTTGGAGTTGTAGTAATACCTCATGGTCGCATTAAGATAATGCCAAAACATCGCAAGCCAGGCTCATAGCGAAACAAGGTGCTGAAAAAGGCGTGCCGCTACCTTGTAACAAAAATGCGGCTCTAGAATTTAATGGTGTGTAGCAACATACAACAAAAGTAGAGATGGGTGTTATTGTATTCCCTAACTACACACTATTAATTAATTTGGGCACTGTTCCCTTCCACTCACAACTACAATGTGGTAAAATAGACCTCCGCATCGTCTATAGTAGCAGTGCCCTATCATTAAGTGCAAGCTAGACACAATGTATTTGGAATTTTATTCAAATTAGATAATCAAACACAAAACCGTTTGGCTTGCGCTTATTAATAATAAACAATAATAACGAGGAGAGATAAAATGAAAAAAAAATCACAAAAACAAAAAGTAAAAGAATATCTTGAAGCTGGTAATTCTTTAACAGCTGTAGAATCATTTGAAAGAGGATGGGGGATGAGATTAGCATCTATAGTAAATCTATTAAAAAAGGATGGATTAGATATAAAAACAGAGATGGTTACAAATAGATTTGGTACTTCATATGCTAAATATAAATTAAAAGCAATGAAAACATCAGAAGACATTGCAAAAGAAAAAGAACAAAAAGCTAAATTATTACTAAAAATGAAAAAATATGATAATGTGCAATTTGCAAATGATTTAAGCGGGAATAGATATTTTAAAATTGGATATTGGAAACCAATAGATAGCAATCATCAATATTATATAAAACAACATAGCAAATTAAATTTTGAAGAAGTCTCTGTTTGGGATGATGATTGTGGATATAAATATTGGTACTCTTTAAAATAATAATTAAGGCTCGTGTGTCAACACATACACTCGTGAAAAAAAGCTCCTCTTTCACATGACATACGGGCCTCCCCCTTTAATAATAATTAAAATAAAAGGATAATAAAATGAAAACACCTTATAAAGAAATAAAATTAAATAAAAATCAACAACAAGCTGTTGGTCTTGATGAAGTAACTATGGTGCCAATATTTAAAACAGGTACAGATGAAGAAGATTACAATAGATTTCTGTTAGTAGAAAGCAATAGAACTATTCGACCTAACAAAATTGCTAATCTTAGAATAGAAATAGAAAGAAATGACCTTACGTCTGAAAATGAAATAAAAGTAGTATTAAATAAAGAAAATAGATTAATCATTGTAGAAGGACAGCATAGATTTATTACTTGTATGGATATGAAGCTTCCTATTTACTATAGATTTTCTAATATGACTCTTGATGATATAGGATTAGTTAATTCTGTACAAGATAAATGGAATTTAAATGATTCATTACATCATTATTGCAATAGAGGTATGCATGAATACAAGATATTAGCCGGTTTTAAGAAACAATATAAATATCCTATTTCTACTTTAATAGGAGTATTAGCTGGTCGAAATGATAAAACAATGTGTGATGAATTTAGAAGAGGTCAGTTTAAAGTTACACAATCACTTGAATTTGTTCACGATGTTCTTGGCAAAATACAAGAGTTTAGACAATACAATGATAAAGTATATAGACATAGAACATTCTTATCTGTTTACATTGATTTGTTGACTCATCCAGATTTTAGCCATGAAGTGCTAATAAGGAAAATTGAACAAATACCTACTCGATTTGTACATTGTACAAAAATAAACGATTATCTTAGGATGATTGAAGATGTATATAATTACAATAATAGGAAACCAATAAAACTTTGGTAAATAATAATAAAATATTGGGGTGTAAAAATATTAATTGAATAAGAATGACTATGGTGTTGTTTAATTCGGTTGGCTGCAGATATGCATTCACCCCAATAAAATTAAGAGGAGTTATAATGAAAGTATATGAATGTTTTTATTGTTATCAAAAAACTGATGAAAACGGAATGAGAGTCTCTGGTCAAGCAAAAATAACAAAAAAAATAACTAAAAACTGTAAACCATGTATGAAATTGTTTGGAGATGAACATGGAATGTTAATAATAAAAGGAGAACGTTATGATAGCAATTAAAAAAATGCTTGAAGATATTGAAGAAGAAAATCGAATTAAAAATGAAGTATTCTTGTATCTTGAAGAACTGAGAGAATCTGGTGAGACAAATATGTTTGGAGCTGCCGCTTATATACAAAATGAATTTAATCTAGACAAAAAAACATCAATAAAATATTTATCACATTGGATGAGAAGTTACAACAAACAAGAGGAGGAGTAATGATTATATTCAATATAGCCGAATGGATAGCAAATTTCTTTTTATTAGGAATATCTATAATAGTATGGGCGGTGGGGGCATTTATGATAATGATGATAATATCATTAGTAAATCAATGGTTAAAGGAAGCCATAAAAGGAACAAGTAATGAGTAGACAAACAATCCATGTAAGGCATAAAGATGAAATATTTGAACAATTACTTAATACTTATAAAAAATGTGCGAATCGTAAAGTCAGACCTCCTGTTTCTGATGAAAATTATGGATATATAAAAGCATTAGAATGGGTATTAGGACTTAACAAAAAACAAGAAGAAAAGGAGTAACAAATGAAATACTGGCTACAATCATTATCAGAAAATGGGTTCGATGTATTTACATTGGTTTATATAGCAATTTTATTAATAATGTACCACTATTTACTAAGATGGTATCTTGATATAAGATTTAATGGTATAAAAAAGCAAATAGATATTGTAAATGAAACATTAAACGATGTTTTAGATGAATTAGAGGAGGTTAAATAAATGGGAATGGATGTATATGGAATTAATCCAAAAACAGACAGTGGAGATTACTTCAGAGCAAATGTATGGTGGTGGAGGCCATTGTGGGAATGCGTTGCTTATTATTGTGATGACATATTATCTGAAAAAGATATTATAGAAGGAACATATAATAATGGGTATGAATATAACGAAACAACTGCTTTGGAAATATCAGATAGATTAGAATCATTATTAAAAGATGGAACTCTGTATAAATACAAAACTACTAGAGATTCATATCTTGAAGAATTACCAGAT